ACCAATCTAAGTTCTTACGTACAATGTCCCAGTGCTTAGATGCACCGTAACCTTTTTCTTTATCCTCAAGAGTGGCGACAGCCTCATGATAAAATATTGCATCATGTTTAATCGCCTCCTCTTTTGTAAGTTCAATAGACTCACCGTTGAATCTATTTCGTCTTGTGTAATCTCCGTTGTCTGCGAACTTCGGAGTTTTTATTTCTGTCTGTGTTTCCATGGTCCAAGATTATCCTACATCGTTACTTGTGTCAACTTTTTTTATTAAGGTCCTTGTATAACTTCCATATGGGTATTCGTGCGTTTCTTTCTTTGGGTCCTCAATCGGTGTTTCAAGTGGCGTGGTTCTTGGGTCAATTGCAACAATACGCTGAGCGTGTGTATTCCAAAAATTAGTTTTGCACGACTCACTACAAAAATAATTATGAGCCGCGTTCGGAGTATACCATTGACTATTGACGTGCTGTTTAATTTTTCTAGTTCTTAAAACCTTAGAACCCTTAGACCCTCGAACTCGGTCTAACGTTCGATAAGTATGACAGTCTGGACCATGACACCATTTAAAATCGCTCATGAGGGTAATCCTCCATACATTGACACAACGCCACCAACTGCAATTAATATTCCTAAGTATACATCTTGCGTATGGATTGCGTAAATTATACCGACCATTGCAACTGCAAAGCCAATTAGTATCATGAGTAATCTTGCAATAGTTTCGCTCATGTTCTGACCCTTGCCTCTCCAGTTGCCATACGCCAACCGTCATTATCTAAATCCCAGTACACTAAACATGGTACACCATTTTTAGATGTAAAAGATTTTCCTTTCGTTCCGTCTGGTTTATCATACTGACCTTTTCGTGTGATAAACTTTCTGTGTTTCTTTGCGTAGTAAGTTATATAAAACATTTCGTCCTTTCTGTTGTTATGGGATTATCCTACAAGATAATCCCA